GGACGCAGGGTTGCCGGCGGCGTCAAGCGGTAAATCGACGGACCACCCGGCCATGCCGGCGGGCTGGAACTTCATGGTCTTGCCCGGGGTCACCACCGGGTTGACCTTGGGCGCCGTAGACTCGTGCTTGCGCGGGGAGCGGTAGTTTTTGTCGCCGTAGGCGGCCGTCAACTGGGAAACAGTGCGGTCTATCTCCTTGGTTCTGTCTGATCGCAGCGCCACCGGTCTGGGCACCCATTGCACGCGGATGCCGCCGCACCTGGGACAGGGCGGGTGGTCACCCTCGCCATCCCATTGGTGTACACAGTTCCGATTGAGGCACAGCCAAGACCGGATGATCATGTCGCTCTCCTGTCTCCTTGATTTAGGGTATTCATAGCGCGGCAGTGACGGAAATTCCGGCCCCGTTATCTCATACTTGCAATTTCTGCCGGGGCGATGCCAGCGCAGTCCGTTCTGGACGCACTGGATAGCGTACTCCAGCCGCTTGCGGTGTCCCGCACCCAGAGGCCGTTTCCGCGCCAGTATCGCGTAGAGGTTAGTTCTGTTTATCCCCACAAACTCGCACAGCGGGGTTATTCGTATCGTCAGGGAGCCGTTCTCGTCCCTGAACTCCTGATCGTATTTGAATCGTCGGAACCACCTGATGATTTCATCCGTATTCATGTACTCCCTAGCCGCTTACAAGTCGGGCAGTAGGACCGACGCTTCTGAAACTTCCAACCAATCCTCTCAAACGCCGTGATGACATCGTTGGTTATGTCGGTGTCCCCCCGGCGGATTTGCTTGGTGTCCCCCCAGGCAAGGGTTCCTACGCGGTTGTGGACGATGGGGGAGTCCACACCGCACCGGAAGCAGTTGGTGCGGAACGGAGCCAGTTGCTGGAACCACTTGGCAAAGTATGCGGCATATTCCTCTTCCGGTGATTTAACCGGGGCCGGTGCCGGCTCCTGGGGCTTCCCATCCATCGCCTCTTGGTATTGCTTCTTGCGCTCGTGCAGCGCCTTAACGGCCTTGTCGAGAAAGGCCAGCTTGTCCTCAGGCATCAGTTTCTCCTCTCATCGATCATTATCTTCTGGCTGCGGAGGTAGTCGATCCCTATCCTCTGCGCCGCGTCGGGGCCGGCGCCTATCGTCTCCATGTAGGCGCGCTCAAATGTGAGCCCCATGTTGCGCAGCTTGGGCTGCACCCAGCGTCGCCACGCCTCATGGGCCAGAGCCGCCGCCATGACCCTATCATCCTTGTTGCTGCCCTCGGCCTGAATGTTACCGTCCTTGATAACGATGGTCTTCATTTCCTCCAGGAGGTACATGGAGTTTATGATAAACCTATGGAGTTCGAATGCGTCCTTGAAGGCGTGCATCATGGGCGGCTTGTTGTTACCGTTGGTGCGCCAATGGTAGGCGAGGCCGCCACCCATGGAGTCTGAGCGTCGATAGAGAAACGACCTCATGTTGTTGAGGACATAGCGTATATCATTGGGGTCGCGGCCATCGCTCGCATGGTTTATCATATTGTTGGTCTGGGTGCGAAGGGCGTTAGCCTCGTTCATCACCGCCTCTCCTGGGCCGTTTATCTCGATAATCGGCATCACGTTGCGGTAGTAGCCGGCTAGATGACAGAGTGCCCAAGCGCATTGATACGTCGAGACATTCGGTGACACAAACTCCGCAACTTGCACCATTCGGTCGCTGAAACATCTTGCGACGTGGATAACTGCTCGATCAGCTTCGTCGCTACTTCCATATGCTGGATCACAGCCGATAACGTAGTGGCCTTTGGGACTGGGCTCTTCCCATATCTTGAGTTCTGCACGGCGGTCCCTCGTGGCGTTGACTATGGTGTCCTGCCAGCGTTCCGACATGGCGTATTTGAACGGCATGAAAGGCTGCTGGCGAGCGCGCTTCATCGCCTCGGTCAGGCTGGTGTTGGTGAAGAAGATGGACCCGGTGGCGACGAATGCGTCGTCCTCCAGCCACGGATACATCTCGTCCATCTTGGACTGATCGCCCGCGCACTCGCTGGGAGACTCCAGTTTCCAGCGGTACCAGGCGATTTGGTTCATGGTGACTTCTACGCCGTACTTTTCCTTGACGAGTCTTCTCCGTCTGCGCTCCAGTATGTGTAGAGGAGTCTCGTGTCCTTGAGGCATGTAGATAGAAAACCACGGGTGATCGTCCGGGAAGGTATAGTGATCATGGCGCCACCAGCCGACAAATATACATCGTATCGTTGGGTCCTCGCGCGCCTCCGTATACCTCTCTTGCCAGAAGTTAAAGCCATTGGCTGTGGTCTCCTCTACCTTCAGGCGATGGGGGTAGTAGGTGGACATGGTGGCGGACAGTTCGTTGAGGTCGTCGGGCGATCCCCAGAACGCCACCTCGGTGGCATGGATGTAGTTGTTGGCCGATGATCGACCCAGCCCGCCCTTGGACTTCTCCTTGATGCCGGCCACCAGGTACTGGATGACGGAGCCGTTCTTGAGCACGAGCATGTCGCGGTTTTCCACGTCCCATCGTATTTTGTGGGACTTCGGTAGCCCCGCAAAAAACACCTTGAAGGTGTTGCGGAACACGGCCTTGGAGCGGTCCTCGTGGGTGACGAAAGCGCCCAAGAGGCCGTTGTGGTTCATCGCCCAGAACAGGTCGAGGGCAATGAAGAACGTGGTCATGCCGAGTTGGCGGGCCTTGAGGATGTAGAACGTGGTGATGCCCTTATCTATGGCGTCGCACATCTCGTCCAGCACGTAACGCTGGGTCCCCAGCATGGTCATGGGGATGAGGCCGAAGTCCTTGGTCTGTATCTTGAGCTTGGACAGAAATGTCTCGAAGCGCACCCGAGGGAACGGAGCTACCGCAAATTTAGAGATTGCGTTCATAGTCGGAGTATATAGGGCCTACTGCCAATTTCGGCATCAGCCAACGTAAGGCCAATAATTTCCCCATCTCTGTATGCAACAGCCGGCTCCAAACCTGAAACCCACCGTCCTAATAGGTCCCGTATCGTGGCTTCGTCCTCCATCACTCGGAGTTTAATAAATTCCTGAATATATTTTTCAAGCATGGTCGGCTTTCTTCATGGCGTTGAACACCATCCCGAGTGTGACGCGCAAATGATAATCGTTCTTGTAGTTGAAACTCTCCATCTTGAACTTCTCGTCCGGTGTCGAGTGAGTGGGCCAATGGAGTCCGGCATATTCCATGAACGTCCTCACCCCGGCGTCGAGAATTTCCTTCCCGGGCATTTCGATGATCTTGTCGTCCAACTCGGCGTGGTGGACAGTTTCCTCGTCATCGATGACGGCGACCTTGATGGGACCCTTCCTGCTCATCGGCGGATACCGAAGTCGATGTGAACACCAGCCAGCATGTTCAAGAGCGGGATCACGATGTAGAAGATGACGATTGCCACCACCACGATGATAAGTATGACGTTGATGGCCTGGGCGAAGATCGGTTCCATTGGGATGAGACCAATCACCAGACGAGCGGCCCAGAAGATGAACCCGGCTACCAGCAGGGCTATGATGATCTGAATGAGAAGCGGCAGCATTATGACCTCCTATTTGGCCGGGTGTGACTCATGCCTTTCCTCGTTCTCGATGGCATTGATGCGCGCGATCAACTGATCGATCAGCTTGTTGCGCTCGGTTTCCCATGCTTTGAACGCATCGTCCCGTAGGAATGGCGTCGCCATGTACTGATCGACTCGCTTTACAAACTCATCGTGCGCGGCCTTGGTCAGCCGAGTCTCCTTGATGTAGTCGATTTCCTTGCGAAGGAGTTGGTCGTTTTTGTTTGTGTCCGCTCTCAACTGATTTATTACATTCTCCGTAAGAGTAAATCTGGTGTCGGCATTTCTGGACAACGACGCTATATCCGAAACCAGGATAAAATACTCCCCGGCCATGATTGTGCCGATAAGCCCAAGCGTGGCCACGATATTCCCCCATGATAGGAGTGATATGAGTGGTGCCGGCATACCCCCATCATAGGGCTAAGACTCGGGTATGTCATCGCCTATCAGGGGGCCGTGGTTTGGGCCTTGGCGACCTCGGTGGCGTTGTCCGCAATCAAGGAGCGGATTTGGGTCACTGCCGCCTCGACATCGGCGTCGGAGGTGCCGGGGGTGGTGATCTTCGTCAGTAGTGTTTCAATCTCGGCGTTGTTGACCACCAGTTGGTTGGCGAGGTCGTCAAGGGCGGCTTTCAGATCGGTAAGGGCCGACATCATCTTCTCCATCGTTGCCGTGATCGCATCGAGTTTATCATCAATGCGTAGAAAAAACTCCCATTCCCATGGCCCCATCATGAACCCTCTGGAAGTACAGGGGTGGGGTTGAGTACCTGGGAATTGGGCTGTCCGGGAGTGTTGTGATTGAGAAAGTCCTTGAACACGTCCAGCCATGACTTGCCGGTTTCCGCTTTCATGAACCGGAGAGCGCCGATAAGAAATGGCACCGCCTTCATGATCAGCGACACGGCGGGGAGAATACCCGCCAGACCACCAATCGTTTCTATCAAACCCTGATGGTCTTCGACCCCTTGAAGAGTGTTTTCCGCTATGGTGTACAGATCGCCAACTGTCGGAGTGGCGCCGGTGTCAGTATTGGTCATGTGTTTTTCCTATGGTTGTCCACCAAATGTCTCGTCATTCATGGGACCGGTAGGTCTACGGTGCAGGTGTTGTCGGTCACAAGTCCGAGCGCTTCGGCAAGTCCGGGGCTCATATCACAGATGCGGCCCGTATTGGTATTGGGACCCCAATCGATGGGACGTGCCTTCAATGTTTTGCCCTTGGCCGTGACCATCACCATGATGCCCTGGAGGTATGAACGGGAGGTCTGCTTATAGTCCCAGCGGCACGCGATGTAATAGGATGCCGGGTCCAATCTGCGGGCCAAGCCGGTGGTTCCGGGCGGCTGTTCAGGGAGGAAATACCCATCGAACTTGTCCACCTCTGACGCCTCACAGAGGGCGAGCCCTTCATCCGGGGCAACGCCCTTATCGGTGGGGCCGCCGAACGTGGACATCTTGCCGGTCATGGTGGAGATGGCCAGGGGATTGGGCGGGGGCGGGTTGACCACCTGGGAGTTAGAATCGGCGGGGGCGGCGACCGGCCCACTGGACGGCAGCGGGACGGACTTGGGCCAGTAGTAGCCGACTAGGCCGAAGTTGGAGCTGTTCTTTGGCAATGCCTCGATCCGCACACCATCGGACTCGTTGCCGCCGAGCGTGTTGATGCTGGTCCCGGTCTCGGAGACATAGAACCCTACATGGCCGATGCCGGATGATTTGCTGTCGCGCCAGAAGACAACGATGCAGCCAACCGTTGGCTTGGTGATGGATATGAAGTTGGGGTTGATGGTGAACGACTGGGAGGAGGCGCTGCGGGTGCCGGTTACCCCGGCCTGCTCAAGCTTGGCGTTGGCCCAGATGGCGCACCAGGGGTCACCAAGGTTCCCAACATGGGCCTGGGAGATGAAGGTTTCTATGCCCCTGTTGTCACCGGTCTCGTGGAATCCCACGTCCCGGAGTCCCAACGTATACCAAAGCGGGACTCCGGGGGGTGAAACTGGTGGTGCCGGCGTTGGAACGGGGACCGGGACTGGAACGGGGGCCGGTGCCGGCGGTGGGGCTACAGCGGGGGGGGGGAGTACCACCGGCACCGGGGTCGTGGAACCGGGCCTGACCAGTTCCAAGATGATTGTCTGCACGAAGTTGAGAAAGCGGAGCGCCAGGAATAGCATCCCGCCGAAGACGATGATCACCGCCCCGAGCGTCATCGCTACCATGATCTGCTGCTGATCCATGGCGACACCTCATAGACCACCCTCTTGGGTTTGTCCATCCCACACCTTCTTGAGGTTTGGCCACTTGTCCAAAGATTTCTGGTCCAGGAGGTTGGCGGCCTCGATCAGTTGGAGTTGGCGGAAAGCATCACAAGACACCCAGCAATGCCCACTATATCGCAAGTTAGTTTCTACCTGCGCCTTATCAAGACACATAAGGTATTCGGACTCCAATGTCTTTGGGCGATCCAGAATAGAAAACGCATGAGCCAATGACTCGGCGTCCTTACCGAAGGTGTCAGCCACCGTAGCCCTGCTCTGCGGGTTGGACGGGTCGAACATCTGGCCTTCGTAGATGTTGGTGCCGTAGATCGAGTGCAGGCCCCCGCCAAAGCAGACTTCCGGCGGAAGTTTCTTGTCCTCCAACAGTTGATACACCCTCACCAGATGATCGTGTAGGCTCCCATCCTTGTGTTTGTGGAACAGCGCGCCATGATTTGGTTTTGCCAGGAAGGATGACAGCTTCTCGAAATTGTCGGATCGTTTGTTTCTGACCTTGTACATCAGGGTAAGGCGCAAGGATGTACATTTGCGGGACACCGCCCTGGCACAGTGCATGAGGTTGGAGGGGAGGATTAGTGCCCTGTTGGGCCAAGGAATTGCCGAGTTCTGCTGACCAGCCTGCGAATACCAATGCGTTTCGCCGGCCCAATCGGGTTCCCATTTATCGCAGATGTAGATGATGACGGTCTGCTCGTCGGCCCGGACGCTATCGGTATGGAAGTAGCCATCGGTCCCGTACTGGTATCCGTTGGCATAGCAGCGGACGAGAGCGGGGCCTGTGTGTTTGTTGCGGATCAGGTTCCAGGCGTCCAACAATGGAGGTGATAGGAGGTAGGTCAGATCCGCCAGGTTGTGGCGGTTGTCGATGGTGGGCTTCCAGGACCAGTGACCATGCGGGTCAGTCTGGCTGTTCGACTTCGACCCATACTTCATCGGCTGGCTCTGCACGTATTTTCGCAGCTTGTCGTAGAGGTCGGCCGGGAGAAAGTTGTCAATTACGCGCGGGGTCATTCTCTCTCCCCCACCACACCTTTAGCGTCATACGCAAAAACATCCGCGCCGCGCCTGGCCAAGTTTTTTAACAACTCAACGTCCTTTCTTAGTTTTTCGACGGACTCCCGCAGAAGTCTCAACTGATGCGCCATTTCAAGCAGCATTCCTTGGTCCATTGGCAGTGTCCTTTGTTGCCGGCGTCGATCACCTTGTCGGCCTATCGTCAGGATGGGTTGGGACATCCTGGGCGCCCTCCGAGGTGATCTTTCTGTACTCCGAGCCGCCGGCTACCCGAAGAAAGGATGGGCGCCTATGGAAGTGCGTGTTCTATCGCAATGGCAAGAATAAAGTAAACGGCACACAGAGCGAACGCCACCATGGCCACCCTCAACACCTCGTCCATGTCAGTACCCCATGTATCGGGCTACGGCATGGGCCACGATGATGATGGAGACCACCACTGTTATGGCGCCTACGATGGCGAAGCCCCAGAGTATTCCACCGAGAAACCCGTCCTCACTCATGCTCGATGTCCTATTCCTGGTTCGCACTTCTGTCATCATCATCCCCTCTGGTGCGCAGAACTCTGAGTGCGCCTCGCGCGATGTCGCCAATGCCTTTGAGGCAATGGCGTCCCATGCTTGCGCTGAATGCGTCCAAGGTCATTCCGCTGGCCGTCAGCAGCAAGTGCGCGCGGCGGCTTTCCTCCGGCGATGGCTCGTGGAAAATGTCAGGCGGGTAGGCTGCGGACCATTGCACGATCCTTTGCAGCGCATCCTCAAGCTCATCGCATCTATCGCACATCATCTACCGCCACTGCCGCGTCCTCGATCTCGTGTGCGGGTCGTAGCAAATTGAAATGCGGCATTGTGCTTATGCCGACCATTTCTCCAGTTTCGTGATAGCCGTGGCCAAGATCGCTCAGAAACCAGCGACAGTCTTTGTCGGGGGCTTTCACGATAGGCACCTCGGTTCCCCATCCATTAA